TCAGGATTTTACTGCCTTTTTTTCTTCAAAGTGGTGCCACCAGGAATCGTAATTTATTTCCAAGTGGTTGAATATCATCCTTTTCTAAAAGCCACTCAACTGTAATCTCCTCCGATTGTTCCACCAATGACTTGCGTTGTTCTGCGCAAGGTTACGTGAAGGTTTCCAAGGGCAAAGGTAGTGAATTAGTTTGAACTATTGTCATTCTTGTTCTTTAATCTTTTGATTTCCTTATCAAAATCGCTTTCTAGCAGTTCCATTTCGTGTTTGCGGTAGATTTCAAACTCCTTTTCAGCCTTCTCAATCGCTTGTATATACGAGATATTGAACTGTTCGGAATTTCCGAACAGTTGCCTTCTTTGCTAGTTATCCATCTTCAAATATATGCTTAATGTGCTCGCTTACATTCGATTTGCTTGTTTGGTATATCTCAACTAATTGCCCCTAAGTCAGCCACAAGTCTTCATCAGCAAAGCGCACAGACACACGAGTTATATCGTTATTGTCCTGATAGAGTATTATTTGGTTTTCTTTGTTCATTGGCTTGTTTTTCTTCTCTTTGAATGTAAATATACTCAATATACTTGGTTTTATGGACGTTTATGCTACTTTTCTGAAACTCAATGCCGCATTTTCAGATAATATCGCTAAATTTGCATGGTAAATCAAAGTATTGTAATTAACAGGCAAAATCAAGACGTATGGAATCGCAAAAAATAAATAGGTTAAAGGTTGTGTTAGTTGAGAATGGTAAAACTGGGAAATGGTTGGCTGAGCAGGTCGGAAAGAACGAAGCAACCGTTTCACGATGGTGTTCCAACAAGATGCAACCCTCTCTTGACATGCTTGTGAAGATTGCAGGACTTTTGAATGTTGACCCTCGCCAACTTATCAATGGCGGTAATAATGATTGATTATGGCAAAGAAGAAAGCTACAAAGAAAGAGGAGAACTCCCTCAATCTTGAAACCATATTGTTTAACTGCCGCGACTATCTCCGTGGTAGCGCATCGCTCAATGATAAGCGCGATGTGATACTTACGCTTGTGTTTCTCCGATTTATTGGCGAAAAATTTGATGATGCTCAAGCTGAGATGCGCCAGCAATGTATCAACCGAGGAATTACTGATGAAGAGAAAATCGCAAGATTCCTTGATTCCCCCTCTCGCTACAAAAATATAGTATATGTTCCAGAAGCTGCTCGTTGGTCGATGCTAATCAACGTGCCTGCATCTAATCTTGTCGCTGCGCTTGATGATGCATTGCAAGCAATCGAAGATAGTGGTGATACACTTAAAGGTTGTGTAAAACTCAGTTTGTTTACCTCTGTAAAAATCCAATCCAATGAACTTAAAAAGGTTGTTGATGAGGTAAATAAGATTTCTCACAAGGTCTTCGGTGAAGAAAAAGACTTGATAGGTCGTGTTTATGAATATTTTTTAAAATCGTTCGCTGTAAACGCCACTAAAGAAGAAGGTGAATTCTATAC